ACTTGCTGTAACGTGGGTATCCAAGATTAAACATCATATTTGCACAGATCAATTGGACTTCTTCAGGTAATTTAAACCAATCATCATAGACTTTTTTACAATCATTGATGGTTGTTTGTATGTCTTGGTCAAATAGTTCATTACACCTTTCCTGCGTTATGGGTGTTCCTACTGGAAACTCAAACTCATTGTCATGTTCTCGGCAAAGATGTCCAATCCCAACTGTTTTTAAACCTAAATGGTCAAGATAGCTTTCCAGTTTCACACCTTCGTCTACTGCTAATTCTTCTCTCAATTTGTTTAAATTCATTTATTTGCCCTTTTTGTTCATTAGTTGTAATCCTGTTTTACCAAACCTATATCCAAATGAGCTTCCAATGCAAATATATAAACAAGTGGAGAACCAATCAGGTGTGCTTGTATTAAGAAATTCAAACCCATTAGCAACATAAGGTTGGCTAAAAGGCAAGAAGCATCCGACTAATATTCCTCCGAAAATAATAGTCCAAAATTCGTCTTTCCATGATCCTGCCATTTGATTAGTGAGGTTTTGCTCCATAAGCATACCAGAAGTAGCTTCAGTTTCGTAAACTTTTGCTTCTGCTTTAGCACGAGCAACCTTTACCTGTGTTTCAGCTTTTTGTTTATCCATTTTACCTTGTACCCAAGTACCTGCTATACTTGCAATAGGGCTTAAGAGTGAGGTTAATCCTAACATTTCCATCTTCTCCTTGCTTGTCTTAAACGACTATTAGGATTTTTAGCTGCTTTTGGAAACTGCTTCATTTGTCCTGCACTTCTAGCACAATATGATTTTCTACGTTTTGCAGATTTACTTCCAGCTTTAACTTTTCCTGTAACAGCAGTTTTAAGTTTAGAACCAGGGTTATCTCTTCTATATTTAGCAACGCCTTTAGATGTCATACCTGCACCAGACTTAGTAGGGCGTTTATGCCCTCCGCCTATAGTATGACCTTTCATGCTGCCTTTTTCTTTTGCCATTGCTACTTACCTATTTTTTTAATTGCTATTTTATGTGCAGCACCAAATGTCTTACGTGCTTTCATAGCTTTACGCATTTCTGTCATATGTTTAGCCGTGTGATGAACAGAATGTTTTTTTAACTTATCTTTTTGTTTTTGCGTTATTGGTTTACTTTTTCTTTTTGTCATTAGTTTTTCTCCTTTTCCCTGAAGCTGTTATAGACCATTTTACTTTAGCAGGTCCTGTTTTTTTACGGGCTTCTGCTTTGGTAATCCTACTAGCTACAGCTTTAGGTCTGCAAGCAGGATAAGGTCTTTTCTTTTTTTCACTACCAGAACGTCCACATTTTTTACCAGTCTTAACATCTATCCAATCTTCTTTAAACCATTTACGTAACCCACCTTTATAGGCCATTAGTAGGTTCCGCCTCTTTTCTTATAAGTTTTTACTAACCAAGCATTTGCATAAGCCGATGGATAAACTTTAAATTTTTTTTTCGCTTCAGATTTTACTTTTGAATAAAGAGTTTTATTTTTTGGTTCAGGTGATGCCATTATTTTTTACCTCTAAGATATTTAATTTCTTTTACGTTAAATATTTTTTTTAGCCATTTTAAAACTAAAGTCATTTACTAGTTAACCAATCCCAAAAAGTTTTTTTATCTCTAGTACCTATTAATTTTTTAATCAAATTTGTAATAATATTACTTTTTTCTTCTATTGTTTCTTTTTTAGGTTTTTCTTGTTTAGTCATTATTATTTTCCCTTTCTTGGTATGCAATAAGCTTTGATATAAACTTTATCCCCAGCCACTCGCTGATGCACATTTTGCTGCCGTATCTTGGTTGAAAATTCGAGGCACATATCCAGATCATTGAAGTGTATCTCCTCTGTAATTTCTGTTCCATGTAAGAGCACGATTAATACCCAAAGCATCTTTATTTTCCATTTTCTTTTGCCCTAGTAAAAGCTGTTGTCCCCATAAAAACAGAAACAATACCTAAATTTGCCACGATATATGTTGAAAGTAAAGCAGTAACCATCACAACACGAGTGTCTGGGATTATAGGACTCATTGCTAAAACTATCAACACTATCGAAGAAATAGATGAAACCCAGCAGATAAGTCTTTGTTGGTCGTGCATTTTATCATTGTTTTCTAGACGTACCATCCGCTCTTCACGAGCTATTTCTTCATCTGTTACAATGCCATCACCATCAAGATCATGCTTTAAATATTTACTATCTTTTGAAAGTTTCTTTGTCATTGGGGGCTCCTTTGTGTTACTAGGTAAAGTATACCTACTATAGCTCCTGTAAAAACAATAGCCCCAATAATGATACCAGTTGTGGTAAGAATTTTTTCTCTAAGTTCAGCTTGAGCATACAAAGTTTCTTGACGTTGTTTTCTAATTTTTGTTTGCATTTTTAAAAGATCATTCCAAGCATTTGGCCCATGTGTCATATTTATCCAACTGCGTAACTCATCTTCCATAGCTTCGGCTTTTTTCTTAGCTGCAAACGCATCCATCGCTTCTTGCTCAACCGAAGAGCCAGCAAATAGTTTTTTAAATAAGGGTGGATTTTGTGCTTTTCTAACAGAATGACCTACATCTGAACATGCACCCATCCATCTACCGATGTCGCCATACATAGATTCTACATCACGCCCTGCGGCAAAACCTTTTTTAATTAATGAAAATGCGGTTGAAGCCGCAGCGATTGCTGTTACAGGGTCCATTTTTTACACCTCATATCTCTATAGGAAACTCACTTAACTATAAGACCAATTAACAGTACAATAGTTGTACCTGCGGTGCCGATCATAATATGCTCAATTCTTTTTATACGTAAAATAGTTTCTTTCCATCGTTCAGCACACACAGCTTCATGAGTATCTATCTGAGATTTAACTTGTGATGCTGTAGGCTTTGCCATTATTTATGCATCCTCTAATGCTTTAGTAGAAAATGGAACGCTTCCTAACATTAACTCGGCTCTGTTGGGAAAGTTATATTACTTAAAGCTATGTCATCAGGTGTTTGTTTAGTAATATCTCTTAACGCTTGTCTGTATGTTTTCCAAGCGTCACTCAATGTTACATCAGAATTAGCCATCCAATCTGTTAATCTTAACAAATCGTTTCTTTTTTCTCGTAAAAAAGCCATTCTTTGCTCTGGTTCTTTTGCTTGGTTTGCTTTTTCTTCTATCTCTCTAGCTTTAACTTCATCAGAAGTCATGTCACTTACTATACCATTAACTATTTTTTTCATTATGAATTAACTCCGTACAAACTAAATTTACCTGCTGCAATATTACCACTAGAAAAAACAAATTTTACATGGTCAATCGCTGATGCAGTTTCTATTCTCCATGCACTATCCCACCAATAGTTATTAGTAGGTGCAGCGGAATGAGTTCCTACACAGTTTGTATAGCCGTGTTTGTAATATGCTGCATTTCTTAATCCATTTAAATGTGTTTGAAACATAAACCCTTGCCCACTATCATTACCTAAACCTCTTCCCATAGCAATTTCTGAAGACGTATTATCTTGACCAAAACTACCTACTCTGCCACTCGCATCTGTTGATAAATCATGGTAATTTAAAGCATGTTGAATAGTTAGGTTAAAATTAGAACCATTATCTATTGATGGAAACATACTAAAATTTGCAGCATCTGTTGCTGGTTTTATATTACGTCCAATAATTATATAGTCATCATAGGTATCAGTGAATAAAGATGAATTAAAGACTACAGTCGCAACAGCATCTGAAACTGTGGTTGTATTAAGAAGAACCATTGCAGTGCCAGTTACAGTTCCTGTAAAACCAAACGTATCTGCTAAATTAATGGCTTCTGCATTTATTTTTGATATTGCCATTAGTCTGCATCCTCTATTGTTAATTCACCTGCATCAACTTGTCGTTTGATTTCATCATACTCTCTGTTTCCAACGCATATTGGAACATTCTTAGGAGTACCATCTATAACAGCTTTATATGCAGAATGTTCCCTAGTGTATGGGTCTAGTATTTTTTTAACTGATTCAAATTTAATTTTTCTAATCATACAAACTCCTATAACTCTGCCGATGCTTCAAAAAACCATCGAATACTATTAGCATCATTTCCAGTTGCAGGTCTATCAATAGAATAGTTTTTACTTCCTGCCCTAAATAAATTTCCAGTTTCACCATTGTACTCGTTTGTGCCGTGTTTAGTTGTTGAAACTTTACCTGATGCACCTGCTATATCATAAAGTGTCATAGTAGGTGTGACTCTCATCTCAATATAGAAAGTATCATAGGCTATCATTTGTCCAGTACTATTTCCACTTGAACCATTACCATCATTTCCTAATTCTCCAACAGTTGTACCAGTTCCGGGTGCAGTTGCGTAATTGTACGATTTTTGATAATATCTTTGGCACTTTTGTAAATTATCTGCAAAATCAATGTTCTCAAAGGGTGTAGCTACCTCTCCTACTTCCCATTGACATCCTGCAAGTTGAAATGTGCTTTCATCAACTGTCATGTGAGTACTTTGAGTATGACCAGAAGCTAGTAAACTAGCTGCATATGCTTTCCAAGTTGAATTATCACCACCTGTAAAATTACTACCTGCTGCAATATTCCATTGTAGGTGCACACCTATACCTGTATCATTTGCTATTGTACCTAAATTATTTCCTACAAAAGTAAGTGTTTTTCTTTCCCAAGTATCAGCAGAGTTAATAGTATATGTGCTGCCTATAATGTCAGCACCATCATCTGCGTATATAATAAATGAAAAAGTACCTGCAATAGTAGATTTTACATAAAAACTTATAGTTGTTGTTTTTGTACCAGAAGTACCATACCCTAGTCTTTGACAGTTATTTGCTTCAACAAAGTGTCTTAATCTAACTATTTCATCTGAAGCAACTGTTGCTGATTCAACTGTTTTAGTTTGATATTTAATAGAAAACCCTTCACCTAACTCTGTAGGAACATCATCTGATTGTGTAATTTCTATTGCTAGTTGGTCGGTAGCTGTAGCATCCATCTCCCACCTATCTAACGTATTTTCTGAAGTGTTAGTTCCTACACTAATTGTGCCAGTTTTTTGATGCACAGCAAAATTACCATTATGTATCATGTTACGATTAGATAAATTACCTGCTTCAGATGCTGTTGCTAAATCTGCGAATGTTCTTGCTCTACTCATGCTTTATCTCCTATTCAAAAGGTGTGGCTAAAGTGCCATCACCATGTAGATAAGCAGCACAATGCCAACGTGTAGCAGATTGTGCTGTAAGTTTAATCATACCACCTGTTAGCCAACCTTGTGCTGCTGAACCTAAATCAATAGTATCATCATTACTTTGATCTGGAATGAAAGTGTTATTGTCTTCGGCAGTTGCTGGGTCAAATAAATAAGCAAAACCTGAGTATAGATCAGCAGTTGCACCTGTATTAATTTGCCCTGCTCCTGAGAATGTTGTACCT